GTCGCCTCCCATCAGGGGTCGGTGCGGCGGGAACAGAAAGCTGGGTGGCGGGCCCCGCTTGGGGCCCGCCACGAGAGGGGATCAGGTCGTGCCGGTGAGGGCGCGGAACGCGTTGGCGTCCAGGACCTTGCTGGTGTTGCGCCAGTAGGCGTACAGGCCGCGCTGCCCGGTGGGGAAGCGGTTGGTCGCGCCGAACAGGTGCGGGACGACCTCGACGGTGAGACCGATCCGGTCGACGATCAGGAAGTACCTGAAGTCGCCGACGAGCATGATCTTCGTCGCGTTGACGACCGTGGCCTGCATCGCCGACGCCTCATACGCCGGGCGGCCGAGCAGCAGCGCACCGGTGTTCCCGGGCCGGGGCGCCTGGGTGGTGAGGCCCTCGGACAGGTACATCCACAGCGCGGCGCCGCCGGCGGTGTCGATCGCGCGGATCACGTTGTAGATCCCACGGTTGGCGACGAACGTCTCGTTCGGCCGGAACCGCGGGGGAAGCGCGGCCTCCAGCGCGTAGAGGTTCGCCGCCGTCACGGTCAGGCCCGTGGCCGCGGCGACGGTGTTCGTGGTGCCGGTGATGACGCCCTGCGGGTTCACGCCGGTGCCGGCGCCGGTCGCGAACGCGACGGCTTCCTCGTCGTCCTTGGCGTCCTGGATCAGCCCGGCCATCTCGGACTCCAGGGCACCCCAGTCCTGCCCGACCTCGATCGAGAACGGCACGAACGCGTGCGCCTTGGTGACGGTCGCGGTCGGCTGCGCGAGCGTCGGCGCGGCGTCGGTGGCCTCCGTGGCCTCCGCGATCCGCGTCGCGGTCACACCCGCTGAGCTGACGCCCTGCCACGTGTTGGAGCCGACGATCGACTCGATCCGGCTGATCGCGCGCCACGGGTTCACCGACGAGTTGCTCGTCGGGATGATCGTCGGGTCCAGGGTGTACGGGATCGCGTACCCGCCACCGGACCCTGCGAGGCTCAGGGCGCGCTGCTCGTCCCCGTTCAGCGGCCGGCCGAGCATCGCCTTCCCGAACGCCTTGCGATACGTCGGGCTGCCGGTCGTGAGGAGGTGGCGGGCGAACAGCGACGCGCCGGGGGTGCTGTTGCCCATCTCGTCCTGCGGGCCGCGGATCTTGTGCATCATCCGCAGGAGGTGGCCCTGCACCTGCTCGCGGTCGCGGTCGGCGCGCTCGTGCCCGAACGTCGCGACCTCGATCGCGCGCTTCGCGCGGTCCTCCAGCTCCCGGCTCATCTCGTCCGGGCTGCCCGCGTGGGCGCGGATCGTGGTGAGATCCCAGATGTCCTCGCCGCGCGCCACGTTCGGCCGGCCGGTCTGGAACTCCGGACGCTCACGGTGACGCTCGCCGCCGTTGTTGAGGGCCTCGACGCGGTCGCGGCGGGCCCTGAGCTCGCCGATGACCTCGTCGTTGCTCTCCAGCTCCGTGTTGAGGTCGTTCCACTCGGTGCGCTGCTCGTCGGGCAGCGCCTGCCCGGCGTACTCGGTGTCGAGCTCGGTGAGGCGGCCGCGGATCTCCGTCTGCCGGGCCTCGAGCTCCTCGATCGTCAGAGGTGCCATGAGGGGCGTGTCTCCTTCCGGCCCGGTCGGCCGGTGTAGAGCGTGGGGGTACGGCCGCGGCGCCCTCGGCCCAGGTGAGACGCGCTGTCGGGCGTCTCGGCGTGGTCGTTCGGGGGTGCGGTGTCCTGCTCACCCGACGCGCTGGTCGGGTCTTGCGCGGCGCCCGCCGGCCGGGTGACACGCTCGGTGTCGGCGCGGCTGGTCGGGGGTGCGGAAGCCTGGGTGGCGCGCTGGTCGCGGCGCCTGAGGAGATCGACCAGGTCGGTCAGATCCGGGGTGGAGCCGCCCTTGATCGCGTGCAGGAACTCCTGCGCGACGCCGGGGCGCAGCTCGTCGGTGAGCGACCGCACACCGGCGGTCGCGTCGCCGTAGGCGGGGAACGTGACGGGCCCGAACTCGCTGACCCTGAGCTCCTTCAGGGTGCGCTCCGGGAGGCCCTTGGGGTTCTCCTCGGAGGTGCCGGGCTCCTCGATCCACTCCTCGCGCATCACGCCGAAGCGGAAGCTCGCGCCGTACTCACCCTCCCGTAGGCCGGCGAGCACGAGCTCGGGAAGGCCGTCCAGGAGCCGCGCCTCGTAGTAGGCGCCGCTCTCGTCCTCCTTGAGCTCGCGGACGGAGGCGATGACGCGGTCGCGCAGCTCCATGTCGTGGCCGTGCTGGAAGAGCACCTTCGGCTGGGTGTCGCGGAAGGACTTCTTGAACGCACCGGGGGCGATGCGCTCCATGAAGTGCCCCTCGAACCAGGAGTCGATCTCCGTCCAGCGGTTGAAGACCGCGAAGTGCCCGAACAGCGTGCGACCCTCGTCCGGATCGGGTTCCTCGCGCAGGGAGATGCCGCCGAGGGTGATGGCCCGGAACAGGTCGTCCACGGGCGCGCGCGTCTGCGGCGCCTCGGCGACGCCGTTGGTTCCGTCTGCCATGAGAGCTAGTTCCTCTGGTCGATGTACTCGGCCAGCAGCGCGATACCGCCGCTGTGGCCCTGCGTCAGCTGAAGGCGACCGTTCCCGTTCGCGCCACTCGTCGCCGGCGCGGGAAGCGCCGCCGGCTCAGACGCCGGGGTGCCGGGAGGTTGCAGCTGCACAGACAGCAACCCGGTGTGCTGCCCGAGCAGGCGGCTGAAGTCCTCAGCCAAGACCGCGTCGACCACGCTGTCGACGTCGTAGCCGGCCTCCACCAACGTCCTGATCGTCGCCGCCTCGATCGACTGGATCTCCGCGGCGTCCTTGCGGTCCTCCTGCAGGAACGGGATGTCCCGGTCGTCATACCAGAGCCTTGCGTCCCTCGGGCGGTCCAGGAGCCGCTGCAGGCTGCCGGCGGCGTTGCGCCACAACGGCCTGATCGTCCCGTCCGCGAACGCGCGCTTCGCCTGCGCATAGTTGCTGTAGGTCGCCGCGTCGAGGCCCTCAGACAGGCCGACGATGATCGGCGGGATCCGCGCGGCCGCGGCGATGCGGGTCTCGCCGGCGCCCTGGATGGCCTTGAAGTCGGCGTCCTTGAACGAGGAGCCGATGACCTTCGCGTCCCCCGAGGCGAGATACAGGGTGCGGTAGGCGTTCAGGAAGCCGGCGTGGTTGGCCTCCATCTTGTCGACCCACTCGTCGAACTTCTCCGGCGTGATGTTCGGGATCCCGAGCTGCACCACAAGGTTCGGGGTGGCTCCCTGCTCGTAGAAGCGCTGCTTGTGCGTCATCGCCGCGCCGTCCCCCATGACCTCCCGCAGGACCGGCGTGAGCCATGACATGCCGCGATACCGGGCGATCGGGTCGGGGATCGGCGCGAAGTGCGCGACCTCCTCAGGGAGCAGCGCAACAGGGTCTTCTCCGGAGGCGGGGCCGCCGGGCTGAAAGACATAGCCGACCAGTTCGGCGTCAAGCGCCGACCCGGTGTTCGAGCCGGTGACGATCGTGACCCAGTCCGGGCGCAGCCGTTCGATCCACGGCTGCCCGCCCGGCCGCGCCGGCGGGCGGCGGGACGCGAAGAAGTTCCCGGCGAGGTCCGCGTCGGTGATCATCCGGGCGAGCAGATCCCCGGTGGTGCCGTTCGGCCACGGCTCCTCCAGCAGCTGCAGCGCGCGGGTGCCGAACAGCTCCTGCGGCCGGCCGTCCCTGAGGCGCTGCCACTGAAACCGCGCCTCGCTGAAGATCAACAGCCTCGCGACGATGCACGCGAAGACGATCCCGTTGCGCTTGTACGCGCCCTCCACGTACCCGGCGAAGGACGCGTCGATCTTCTCCTCACTGCCGACCAGGGTCCCGCTGGAGAGCAGCGGATAGCCGAGCCCGCCGAAGGTGAAGTAGTTGGCCCACTCCTCCAGGGAGAGCGTGCCGTCGCGGGCGCCGCTCTTCGTCGGGCGCTTGATGAGGGATCGGAAGAGGCTCGGCACGAGACGGGGGTCACTTCACGTCGACGACGAACAGGCCCCCGGCGATCAGGCCGACACCGCCGGCGACCAGGGTCCACGGGCCGAGTAGCCATGTCAGCCCCGCGAGCAGCACCGCGCCGCCGAGCGCGACGAACAGGAGGGCGATCAGGCGCGCGCTCATCGCCACGCCACCAGCGGTTCGGCAGGGATCTGGGTCTCGGCGAGGACGATGCTGTGCACCATCGCTGCGGCGACGAGCGCGTCGATGACGCGGCGTCGCTGTCCGCCTTGCGTGCGTGATGTGGATGGGCGGTCGAACCGGGAACCGCCGCCGGGGAGGGTCTTGGCGATCGCGTTGAGGACGTGCTCGGTGAACTGTTCGTCGCGGGGATGGCGGATCCACCCGTTGCGGATCGCCTCCATGAAGCGGTCGTATGCGAGGACCATGGGGGCGTGCGACTGGCCGTGCTCGACGACCTCGACGCCGAGCTCGTTCTCCAACCACGCGGCTATCTCCGCGCCGCGGTCGGGATCCATGACGGCGTAGCGGATGGGTGTCCGTGCGTGCAGGTCGCGAAATGCCTGCTTGATCAGCTCGGGCTCCATCGAGTGCCCGTCCCGCGGGGGGATCAGGATCGTCGGGCGGCCGAACAGCCGGTCGTCCAAGGCACGCCACCACAGCGGCACGATCGCGGTCGTGTCGTGCTTCCAGCCGAGGTCGACACCAACGTCGACGAGGGTGCCGTCGGGGATCTGGTCAGCGGTGCCGTGTCGTGCCCACTCGTGCGCGGTGATCGCGCTTTCCTCGCCCCGGACGGCCTGATTGCACGCGAAGCGCCGCCAGTGGGTCTCGGTCATCGAGGGCGCCTGCCGCTTGCGCTGCAGTGTGTGCTCGGTGATCGTCGACAGCGGGTTGGCCTGCTTGACGACTGTCATGTCGTTGACGTCTGCGTCCCGAGGGACCGACCAGTCGTGCAGGACGCTGTTCGCGCCGGCCGCACGGGTATGAGACCCGTTGACTTGCAGGTCGGTGGCGTCGGCGAGCGCGCGTCCGCGGAGATCTTCGAACTCGGTGCCCGGCTCTCCGGCGGTCGAGATGATCACGAGCTGCCCGTCGCGCTTGGCGAGCTTGCCGCGCCAGGTGCGCACGAGGCGCATGTCCCGCAGCCGGTGGCCCTCGTCGATGAACCCGAGCGTCGGGATGACGCCGTCGCCGGTCCGGTCGTCGGCGGCGAAGACCTGCAGCCGGCCGCCGCGACCGAGACAGCGGATCCGGCGGTACCCCTCGAAGATCCGGAAGCGGCCCTTGCCTGTGCGCGGGTCGTACTTGAAGCCCGGTGAGCGCTCGACGAACCCGCCTGCTTGGTTGAACAGCAGCCCGGCCTGATCGCGTGACGCGGCGGCGAGCAGCACCTCGGCGGTCTCGGTGTAGTCGCCGTGGTACAGGCCGACGCCGGCCATGAGGGTGGTCTTCGCGTTGCCCTCGGGGATGAGGACAAGGACCTCCTCGATGCCGGACAGGATGTCGGCGACGACCTCTAGCTGGAAGCTCTCAGGCTGCCAGTAGTCGCCGCTGTCGAGGACCATCAGCCGCGCGTACGCACGGAAGTGGTCGACCGTGAAGGGCCGTAGCGGCTTGCGGGCTGTGCGATCAGGCGTCGCGCGCGCGGCGACGCGGCGCGAGCTCGTCGAGCGCCTGGAACGGGTCGTCTGGGGCGTCGTCATCTGCGGATGCCGGGACCGGCGTGGGAGGCTCGTCGGCCTCGGCAGCTATCGCGCGGTGGTGGCGCCAGAGGGTGTTCATCGCGCTGACGACACCCTCGCGCGCCTGCTTGGTAAGCAGCTCGAGGACCTCGCGCTCGCCGGCGATCGCCGGTAGGTCGCCGGCGTCGTCGTCTTCGGTGGTGTCGCCGGCGAGAGCCGTCTCGACGAGCTCTCGCAGTAGCACGCTGCGCGTCACGCCGCGCTCCTTCGCAAGGGCGTCGATGCGATCGCGCAACTCGGCCGGCACGCGGAAGCTGAGCATCGGGTCGCGCGTTCCCTTGCGCTTGGCGGCCGGCGAGGCGGCAGCCTGCTTGGAGCGTCGTTGGGTCATACCGATTTTCTCGCGAGCGGTTTTCTTCGCGCCGAGGTGGCCGGGTGATCGCTGCCCACGGGGATTCACGATCGGTGGGCCACCCCCCACCCGCTACCGGGCATGCGGGTCTGACC